GGCTCGATGACCGCGAGTTTCGTTTAGTGGCAGGCCCGGCGAATTGCTTGACTGCTTGACATTGACGATCCACCAGCGATGAACGACACCACTGACACCGACGCCAAGCGCGTCAGCCAGTCGCAACTGGCGCGCGAGCTTGACGTCAGCCGTCAGGCCATCGGCGACCTGGTGCAGCGCGGCATCCTGGTGCTGGGAGCCGACAAGCGCATCGACCTGGAAGAGGCCCGCGCAATCATCCGAGAGCGCGTCCGCCCCTCCGGCAAGGCCGCCGCCGCCGCCGGCCCTGCTGCGCCACCTGCGGCCGATCCACCGGCTGCGCCCGCGCAGCCCGACAGCACGGCCAGCTACTACGTGCACAAGGCCGCACGCGAAGCCAGCGAGGCCGGCATTGCCGCCCTGCGGCTGCGCCAGATGCAGGGCGACCTGATCGAACGCGAGCCCACCCTGCAGGCCGTCTTCACCTCTTTCCGCATGCTGCGCAACGCCATCACCTTTGTGCCGCGCGGTGTCAGCGGCCGCCTGGTGGGCAAGGCATCGGCCCGCGAGATCGAGCTGATCCTGCAGGACGCACTGCGCGACACCTTCGACCAGTACGCCCGCAAGTCCCTGCCCAGCCTGGCGATGCGTTTGGGTGGCCAGGTTCCTCCTGACGAGGCCGCGCCGCAATGAACATCGCCGACGGATACGCCGCCGTGCTCGATGCGGTGGCGCGCGCGATCGCGCCCGACCCGGAGCTGCAGCTTGATCTGTGGGCCGAAGAGCACGTCATCGTCCCGCCCCCGTCCGCCAAGCCAGGCCCCTACCGCCTGCTGCACACGCCTTTCGCCCGCCGCTGGCTGCAGGCCCTGTCGCCGCGCGACCCGCACAAGCGCGTGGTGCTGCGTGCAGCCAGCCAGATGCTGAAAACGCAGACCGCCATCTGCGCCGTGCTGGGCTGGATCGACCAGGGCAACGCGAACATCCTGGCGCTGGAGCCCACCGACAAGCTGGCCAAGCGCCTCAGCAAGCGCATGGGCGATGCCATCAACGCGTGCGACCAAGTCAGCGAGAAAGTCGCCAAGCCGCGCAGCCGCGACAGCCGCAACACCGTCGACAGCAAAGACTACGACGGCGGCACGCTGTACATCACCACCGCAGGCAGCAGCTCCAACCTGGCCGAGATCAACGCCCGCTACGTCTTCCTCGACGAGGTCGACCGGATGGAGCGCAACCTCGACGGCGAGGGCAGCCCCACCGACCTGGCCGAAGCGCGCACCACCACCCATGAGGGTGAGCAGAAGATCTTCATCGTCTCCACGCCGACGGTGCAGGGCCACAGCGAGATCGATGACCAGTTCGACCGCGGCACGCAGGAGCACTACGAAGTCCCTTGCCCGCATTGCGACGAACTGCACGAGCTGGTGCTCGACAACTTCCACTGGCACCGCGACGAAGTCACCCAGATCGTCGACCGTGCCTGGTTCGTCTGCTCGCACTGCGGCGCCGAGATTGACGAAGAGCACAAGCCCCAGATGCTGCTGGATGAGCAGCTCGGCGGTCGGGCCCGGTGGGTCGCCAAGGCCTTGGGCGACGGAGACACCGTCAGCGGCGAGATCTCCGCCTTCTACGCGCCGCTGGGTTCCATCACCTGGCTGGGCATCGCCCGCCAGACCCAGCGCGCGCAGGACGCCGCCAAGCTCGGCAACTTGGAGCCGCTGCGCGTCGTCACCAACACCCGCCTGGCCAAGAGCTACGCCTACACCAGCGACCTGCCGCAGGCCAGCGACCTGCAAGAACGCGCCGAAGGCTACGCCGAGCTGACCGTCCCCGCCGGCGGCCTGCTGCTGAGCGCTGGCGTGGACGTCCAGCACGATCGCCTGGCCATCGTCATCCGGGCCTGGGGCCGGGGCGAAGAGTCGTGGCTGGTGTACTGGGGCGAAATCCACGGCAGCACGCTGGACCCCAACGCCGGCGCCTGGACCGACCTCGACCAGCTGCTGCTGCGCCGCATTCCCCACGCCTGGGGCGGCTCGCTGCCAATCGCGGCCGCCACCATCGACGGCTCGGACGGCAACCGCACCGAGATCGTGGCCGCCTTCTGCCGCACGCGGCGACACCGCAACATCATGTGCGGCAAGGGCGCGGCCGAGCAGAGCAACGACAAGCGCGAGATTTTCTCGGCCCACGCCCCGGTGGTGGACACGGGCCACAAGCAGAAAGCCGCCAAGCACGGCCTGCGGCTGCACATCGTTGGCACGCACCGGGCCAAAGACCTGATCCTGGAAACCCGACTGCGCCTGACTGGCCAGGGCCCGGGCCGCATGCACGCCTACGCCGGCGTGCGGCCCGACTACTTCGAACAGGTGACGTCCGAAGTCAAAGTCCCGACCGGCCCGAAGCGCCGCATGGTCTACACGCGGAAAGCCGGTGTGCGCAACGAAGGCCTGGACTGCGAGGTGTATTGCCTGCACGCCGCCAGGTCGCAGAAAACCAACTTGCTGCGCGACGTGCACTGGGATGCCATAGAGCGCCGCCTGCGGCAACGCAACCTGCTGGACGCGGAACCCACCGCAACCCCGCAGCCGGCTGTCCAGCCCGATGCGGATGACGACACCGTGCAGACGCCCGCACAACCCTCGGCCCCAGAGCCGGAAGCCCCGACACCCACCGCCGCCAGAGAGACCCCCGCCGCACCCGCACCGGCCACGCCGGTGGTGAAGAAGGTGCGGCGGGGAGGGGCCGGCACTGCCGCCGGCGGCTGGTCCATCAAGCAGTGGTGAAGTAGAGCAACCCCATGGCCGACACCTTTGTCAATCGCCTCAGCTGCACGATCAGCAACGCGCCAGGCACCAGCGGAAATTTCGTCATCAATGCAGCGCGCAACGGCGCGCGCCCGTTTGGCGCCACGCATGACGGCCTGACGTTCACGGTGGTGATCGAGGAAGGCTATGCCTGGGAGATCCGAACCGGTTGTACGTACACGCAAGTCGGCACAACGCTGAGCCGTGGCACGTTGAACGACAGCAGCACGGGTAGTGCGGTGTCGTTCACTGCCGCGGCCATCGTTACCGTGACGATAGCAGCTTCGCAGCTGCCAACTTCGGTGTCCGGGGCTGGTAATTCAGTCGGTGGCGTCTATGACCCCGCAACTCTGAGCGCCACGGTCAACATCCCTGTGACCTATCCCCTGGTGTCCAACCAGACTGTTGATTCGACTCGAACCACGGCCATCAGTCGTGTTTCCCCTTCCACGGGTGCGACGTGGCATTACAACCTGAGTTTCAATTCGGCCGGCCAGCTTCTGAGCGTGTCGGCCTGGGGTCCTGGCGCTACGGGGCAAGTCGGTGGCTATTGATCCAACCAAGGTTTTGCTGATCCGTAACAGCAACGCGGCGTTTTCATCGCTCTCTTCTTCGGTGTCAGACTGGTATGCCAGCGCTCGGGGATTGACCGTTGCGAATGCCGCCGATTACTTCTGGGTGAGTTTCGACTTCGGGGACGGCACGAAGAACACGGCTACCAAGCGCATGACCGACTACATCGGTGTGCTGAATCCGAACTATGTAAACGCCGCAAATCCCAACGGACAGATCCTAGGCCCCGGCAATGGCTTGCAGAACTTGACCATTGACGATGGCGTGTTTGCAGTCACGGGTAAAAGCGCAAAGGTCACGGCGGCCACAGTGGGCCAAGCGCTACTGCCGGCTCTCAGCGCGATCTACACCACTCACGCCATCGAATGCGTGTTGGTTCTGCCCGGTGTGCCTCAAGCGCTCTGGGGGCCATTTGATTCTGGGGCCGGCATCATCTTTGCGCAGGACATCGAATTATTTTTGGCCAAAGCCAAAACAGCATCGACAGTTTCAAGCAATAGTCGCAAAGTCACCTCGATGTCCAATTACACCCCCGGCATCGTGCATGGGCCCTTGAACGGGCCAGCCCCATCCGGTGCGCTGCCGGCGCAATTCCCCTCGGCGGTCATGCGTCGATCTGCACTGCGTCGGCTTGGTCATGTGACGAAGCCTGAGAACGTCGCGTTTGGTCGCGTCGGCTGGGCTCTCGGGGGATCTTCATTCAGCTCACTCGCTGAAGTGCAAGCGATGGTCAACAACGCACTCTCGGTCGAGGCCACCGACAACAAGGCTAAGAAGGTGGTCGTCGGCGGCACGGCGTACATATTCGGCGGTGGGGTCATGAACACCATGGCCGCAAATTACGCGGCTCGTGATTATGGGTTGACGAATTTCGGCTACGTAAGCGGATCGTCGGGGGGCATCGGAGACTCGGAAAGCCTCATGTGGGCAGCCAAGCCATCGTGGGCTGGGTCGGCGTTGGCCATCGCTGGGGGTACGGGAACGACAGCGACTTACGCGGCAGACGGAACGACTCTCATCAGCGGGACTACGGACAGCAGCCGCATCCAAGGCCCAGGCGGATCGACGCTCAACACCTGGGGTGTGATGGTGGCCATCGTCGCACCTGACATCAGCAACTCGGCGCACAACAACGACATCACCTGGCAAGCCGGGGGGTGGGCTTATTCGTGGATGTCAGCAGCCGGGCAAATGCGAATCTATTCGCTCAAGCACGGGGCCAGCTTGTCGTGGGGTACGGCCGGCGAGCCTTTTGCGAACAACATCGGCGACGTGGATTCGCTTTTCTTGAATCTGCTCTCCGGGTACTGCGGCTCAGAAGCTGCATACCGCGCAGTCTGTTCGACCACGGGCGGCACCGGGTTAAATGGCGGGATCAATAAGTACACGTCAGCCTGGGGCGATCCACTTTATGCACCATTCAAGATGAATGGCAATCTTTTAATTCAACAAGTAGGGTAAATCATGCCGCTGACCATCAACGGCTTCAATTCCGACGACTTCACCCGTGAGGACCTCATCACGGTACAGACCGTGGTCGGTTTCATCAACGCGCTACTGCAAGCCAGCCCGGTGATGAATCAAGTCAACCTTTCGTACAACGCGACGACGGGAATCATCAGCGCCAACGGAATCACAAATATCCCAAGTGTGGGCGGATCACAGTTGTCACTTCGAGGGAATGACGCAACAGTTACTTCGTCTGCGAGCGGAGTCGGCATTTATGCCGGAGCTGGAACAGCTACAAAAGTGCCCGCAGGCGTCACTATCTTGGCTGGCGCCCCGGCTATTGGTGGCCCACTCGGCAACGGCATTACTATCGGGACAGCTGGTGGTGTAACCCTGACGCTCACCTACTCTGCACTGAACTGTTCTTTCGGTCCTCCGTCAATCATATCGGGCGGATTGAGTTTGGGATCGGGGGCTGACGGCATCCAGGCCGCTCAGGGGTCCGACCTCACCTTTGCGGCGGGCCCCAATACCAATAGTACGGGAAACATGGCGATATACCTAAGCACGGACGCCGGAAACGTTTTTGGTGTGAACGAGCCTGTTTACGGCGCTGGTCAATTCTGGGGGTTCTCGGCCAAGGCAGACGCACCCACGCACGGCACCCAGACTATCACCGGATCTCGCGGAGGCAACGCCGCGCTGGGCAACTTGCTGACAGCCCTTGCCAACAACGGGGTGATCGTCAACAGCACGACGGCTTGATTCCCACCCCCTGAGCCGCAACCTATGAACGCTGATCTCGTTGCCCAAGCGCTCGAGCTGATGGCCCAGGCCCTGCGCGCCATGCCGGCCGGCGGCCAGGCCGCGCCGGCCGCGGCACCAGCTGCAGATGCGCCCGCCGTGCCCGGCCGCCTGATGAGCGACTGGCTTAAGGTGTACGAGGTCGAGATGGCAAAGCGTGGCCACAAGCCACAGACGCTCAAGAACCGCCGCTCGCTGGTGGCGCATTGCGCTCGCCTGTGGGGCCATCGGCCCATTGCCCAGATCCGGCCGCACGAGATTGCCGCAGGTCTGCGCAGCTTCCCTGATGGCATGACAGCCACGGCGCAGCGCGTGCATGCTGAGCTTCGGTCGATCTTCTCCGAGGCCATCGTGCACGGCTGGTGCGACAACGACCCGGCCGGCCCGTTGCGTCGCGTGCGCCACAAGATCAAGCGTGCCAGACTCAAGTTCGATACTTGGCAGGCCATGCTGACCCTCTCGCGCACCACGCCGCAGCGGTGGGTGCAATCGATGCTGCTTCTGGCCCTGGTCACCGGCCAACGCCGCGGCGACCTGGCAAAGATGCGGTTTGACGATGTGGTGACTGACGACCAAAGCCGCCAGTTCCTGCGCGTGGAGCAGCAGAAGGAAAGCGGCAAGGGCTACGGGGCCCGCGTCGAAATTCCGCTGAGCTTGCGACTTGACGCGATCGGCATGACCTTGGGCGACGTGATCGAGCATTGCCGCGGCAGCGCCAAGCCCGGGCCCACCCTGCTGCGCAAGGCCGGCGGCGGCCCGATGGAAGATAGCTCGCTGTCGGCGCGTTTCCACGAGCACATTGTCGCGGTCCTGGGCGACCACGCGCACCCGAAGCATGTGTGGCCGAGCCTGCACGAGTGCCGCTCGCTTGCCGCCCGGCTGTACAAGGCGCAAGGCCTGAACCCGCAGATCTTGCTGGGTCACAAAGCCGCGGAGATGACCGAGGTCTACACCGACGACCGAGGGCTGAGTTCAAAAGAATGGAAGCGCGTGGAGTTGCACGCGTCCGCCTCGTCGCAAGTCGAATTTCCAAACGTCTGAACTGCCCACCCATGATCGGCGCTTTTCCCATCGCCTCCGCCGCGGTCGCCTCCACCGTCCCGGCCGTGCTCTCCAGCCCGGTGCCGCTCGGCACCAGCCTGGCCCGCATCGGCACCACCCCCGCCCCCACCCCCGCTCGAAGGATCGGCAGCGCATGAGGCAAGACATCATCGCCGGCGACACGCTGAGTTTTCTGACCAGCGTGCCGCTGTATCCGCCCTCGGCAGGCTGGGCGCTCAATTTCCGCCTGGTGCCCAGCACCGCCGCCAACGCAAACATCGACCTTGCCGCTGTGGCTGAGGGCCAGGGCTATCGCACGCAGGCCTCCGCGCAGGTCACCGCCAATTGGGCGGCCGACACCTACACCTGGTCTTCCTGGGTAGTGCGCGGCACCGAGTCCTACACCGTCGAATCCGGCAAGGTCTTCATCCGCGCCAACCCCCGCACCATGGCGGCGGGCTACGACACCCGCAGCAAGTCCCAGCAGGTCCTGGACGCCATCAACCTGGAGATCCAGGCTCGCATCACCGGCGGCGCGACGCTGGAGTACAGCATCGGCAACCGCAGCCTCAAGAAAGAGCCGATGGCGGCCCTGATGGCCTTGCGCAGCCAGTACCGCCTCATCGTCGCCCGTGAGCGCCGCGCCGCCACCGCCGGCGCCCAGGGCGACCCCGGCCGCTACGCGGTGCGCTTCCGCTGAAAGCCGTCACCATGTCCACCGCCGCCCTTGATCCTGTCCCCGTGCTGGGCAGCCGCGTGTTGCAAGCCTGGCGCCGCAAGCACGGCCCCGAGGCCACGCGCGTTGCTCAGGCCGTTCACAAGGCACTCCAGACGCCTGCACAACGCATGTACGCCGGCGCGCAGTTCGGCCGCACCACGGCCGACTGGGTGGCCAGTGGCACCAGCGCCGACAGCGAGCTGGTCAGCAGCCTGCGCCCGCTGCGCAACCGCAGCCGCCAGCTGTGCCGCGACAACGAATACGCCCGCGAAGCAAAGCGCCAGGTGGTACTCAACGTGGTGGGTACCGGCATCGGGTTGCAGGCCCAGGTCAAGAAACGCCGCGGCGATGTTTTCGACGACAAGGCCAACGACACCATCGAAGCTCAGTGGGCCCACTGGTGCAAAGCCAGCCGCTGCCACACTGCCGGCAAATTCAGCTTTGCCCGGCTGCTGCAAGTGATCTTGGCTGGCGTCTTTGAAAGCGGCGAGATCATCGTGCGCCTGGTGCGCCAACAGTTTGCCGACAGCCGCGTGCGCCTGTGCCTCGAAATCATCGAGTCCGACCAAATCGTCGACAGCTGGTCGGGCCGCGTCTCCGAGAACGGCAATGAGATCCGCATGGGCGTGGAGGTGGACGAGTGGCAGCGCCCGCTGGCCTACTGGCTATACCCCCGCCATCCGGGCGACGGCCTGACGGCCGCCACGTTGGCCAGCTCGAACCTGGTGCGTGTGCCGGCCGAAGAGATCATCCACGTCGCCCTGTTCGACCGCCCTTACCAAACCCGCGGCGTGCCCTGGATGCACGCCGCCCTGATGAAGCTGCGCCACATGGGCGGCTACGAAGAAGCCGAGATCGTGGCCGCGCGCGCCGCGGCTTCGGTGATGGGCTTCCGCCAAGCCCCTGAGGTGGACATCCCGGGCGAAGAAGACGACGGCTCCGAAGTCGTCGACGGTGAACGCGTGATGGACATGACCCCCGGCGTCATCATGTCTCTGGGCCCTGGCGAGACTTTCCAGGGCTTCAACCCTTCGCGCCCCAATTCCGCGCTGGAGCCGTTCATGCGGTTCATGCTGCGGAGCGTGGCCGCCGGCATCGGAGTGAGCTACGAAAGCATCAGCCGCGACTACAGCCAGTCGAACTACAGCAGCAGCCGCCTGTCCCTGATGCAAGAGCGCGATCTGTGGCGCATGCTGCAGCAGTGGCTCATCGAGTCGGTGTGCCAGCCGGTCTATGAAGCGTGGCTTGAGATGGCGGTGCTGGGTGGCACGCTGAACCTGCCGGCCTACGAAACGGCGCCCGAGATATACCAGGCCATCCGCTGGGCGGCCCGCGGCTGGCAGTGGACGGACCCGGCCAAAGAGTCCGCCGCGGCGAAAGCCGATGTGCGCTCAGGCTTCGCGAACTTGGCCGACGTGCTGGCCGAGAAGGGCGTCGACCTGGAAGACCACCTCCGCCGCCGCGCGGACGAGGTCAAGCTCATCCGGCAATACGGCCTGGTGCTGGACACAGACCCCGACCAGGTCAACGACAAGGGCCAAGCGCAAGCCACCTCAGCCGGTACAGCGCAGGCAGGCGGCCAGGTGCAAGAGCAAGGCGAACCAGCCGCCGCAATGGCCGCCGGCGAGCCCGATGCCGATGACCAGGCCGCACCCACCGACAAAGCGCCCGCCGACTGACATCAGCACCCATCCGAACTCGGCCGCCCGTGGCAACACCGGCGGCCTTTTTCATGGCTCACAGGCTCCCACCATGACCACTACCACCACCGCCCCAATCGAGCAACGACAGGAGCGCCGCCGCTTGCGTGATGGCGAGCTGCTCAAGCCGCAGCGCCGCGTGCTGCAGCTGCGCGCTGACTCAGCTCCGGCCGTCGACGTCGAGTCGCGCACCGTGCAGCTCACATTCAGCAGCGAGTACCCGGTCGAGCGCTGGTATGGCCGCGAGGTTCTTTCCCACGCCCGGGGCGCGGCCGACCTGCAGCGCCTCAATGAAGGCGGCAACCTGCTGTGGGGCCACAACCCCGACGACGTGCTGGGCGTCGTGGAGAAGGCCTGGATCGGCGATGACCGCCGCGGTTATGCCCTTGTGCGCTTCGGCAAAGACGATCGCGGCATCTGGGCCATGAACCAGGTGCAAGACCGCGTCATCCG